TGTAACCTGTGATAGATCTGTGTAGATCTGGAATACAACTGAAGAACCAGGCATAGCCTGTTGTACTGGGCGCTTATCTGCGACATCGCGAATAAGAGGAACAGCACGGAGAGCAAATTCGACATATCGGTCATAGGCTGTTTGTACGAGTGATGTACCAAGGGAGCCAGACGAGGTGTCTGTATATGCGTTACTCATTGTGTCACCTTCTTTCTATAAGGTTTGTGCTTTGGATGGGTTAATTACTACCGACGACGCTGGCTGATCTGCCCAGTGATGGCATTCAGTTCGTCAATTGACTTTGCACCATTGACTTTGGCCATAAGGTCCGCGTCACGTGTTGGTGCTGATGCATTTTGAGTAGCCGCGTTGATGCGTTGATACGCTGCGCGGTTTGCTGCCTCTGCTTCGTCAGTAGGAGCAGATGTTGCATCTGCTTTCTGAAGACCGAATACATCGGCATTCTCAGAGAGCCATGCATCAATCTGTTCTGGCGTACTAACTTCGCCAGGTATAAACTTGGCTACCTTGTCAGGTACGCCTTTCGATGCCAATACATCTTTGACACTTCGATTACGAAGGTCTGACTGAATTTGCGCAAGTTGATCTGCCAAATCCTTCTTATCTTTTTCTGCTCGCTTTAACGCTTTACGCAGGTTCGCTGGTCCTGAATCATTGGTGACTGAGTCATCAATGTCTAGATCATCGGTGTCATCTTCATATTGGTTTGCCATTTAGGCACTCCCTTTCGTTGTCGGATTGCGTAAGCCTCAACATTTCCCAGGGGAAGGAGTGTTGGCTCTTACTCCCAGTCTAAATACGCATCACGGCGCTGGTGGACCGTGACGGATGCTAGTTAGAGTTGTCCAGCGGATCCTGTTACGCCAAGGCTTTGAGCCTGGGTGGATGCGCCAGAAGAACCGCCAAAGGCGTTTTCCTCAGCAGTTGATAGTGCAGTACGGGTTGCCGCTGCTTGTGCAGCGTTAGGTCCGCCAAAGGCTTCTTGCAAAGCCTGTGCTTGGTTGTAGTTTCCGTAAACGCCACCGTAGATATTGGACAATGTTCCAACTTGTTGTGACGCTACGCCTGCTTGACCAAAACCCTGTGTTTGCTGAGCATAGGTAAGTGAACCTGCACCCATTGAGTTGGCTACCTGTGTAACGCCTGCAAGGTTTGCTGTATTGCCAGCGGCTGCGGCAGCAGCGGCTGTGGTACCTTGATTGGTAATGGCGTTAAGAATTGGTTGAGCCTTTGTAGGATCCATGATTGCAGCAGTTACGCCGCCAAGATCAATGCCGTAATATGTTTGTAGAGCAGCAAGAGTGGCTGGATTTTGTGTAGCAGCAACGTTCTTATAAGCAGTTACAATATCGTTAACTTCTGCCGCTGATTTATCATTAGCGATGAAGTTGTTAAAATCATCAACTGAATCATAAAAGCCAGCGGGTAAGCCTTGTTGCTTCATGACATCTGTCATCTGATTACGGGTATTGAGAATCTGCGCTTCGCTTAGTTGTGAGTAACCATTTTGCGTACGTTGTGCGTTAACATTACCAAAATCTTGAATATATGTTGGTGTTGTTTGAAGGTACTGGTACCAACCAGCCTCTGTTGTAGGAGCATCTGGTGATGACACCATGCCGATCAAAGGCGTTACTAAACTGCTTAGTCCAGCATTAGCAAACATTTGTTCAAATTGATCAAATGCACTTTGTGCTGCAGTTTCACCTGTTGGCGTAGTTTGAGCAGCGACATAAGCAGGAATACCATTTGGAGCAAGTGTATTTTCTATATTGCTTGCTGTTGTGTCGCCAGTTTCAACATCATTGCTTAAAGTGTCAAGGCTTGGCAGAGACGCTAGATCTGCTGCAATTTGTGCTGCAGTCTCGCCAGATGCAGATGCATTGATTGTTGCAGGCGTTGCTGGTGCTGCTGCGGCAGCGGCTTCCTGAGTAGCCTCTGTGGGAGTAGTATTGTAACCAGTTGCTGGTGCGCTTGTTACTGGTGAACCGCCTTCAACATAACCAGTATTTGGATTTGCTGCATAATCATAATCTAAAGCGGCTGCTTCATCTGCTGCGTAATATGCCATTATGCATTAATTCCAAACCGTGTAAGGATGCTTGATGCCAAGTTTGACATTGTTGCATGAGCGTCTTGGGTATATTGCCAACGAGGATCAGAACGAACCATAGATTGCAATTGCTGTTGGTTCATAACGTTTGTGCCATCACCTTGCAAGTATTTTTGCACCATTGGGTCGTTAACAGAAACTGCAGTTGGGTCAATGCCCAAGGTTGATGAAATGTAATTCATTGCTCCACTAGCAGCATCTGCAAGAGTAGTTGTTCCAGTCTGCAAAGCAGGTGCAAGATTACCTGCGACTTTACCAATTGATTGGCTAGCAAAATTATTTCTTATATCATCAAGTGTTTTAGTGCCACCTTGCAAAGCGGCAATGTCAACCATCGCTTGTGGGCTAAGATTTTGCGTGCCAGGTACAAATGCGCTTTGTCCAAAAGATTTTGCAAGCGCAGAATACTGATCTTGAACAGAAGCATTTGCTGTTGTATCGCCTGAAGCAATAGCGGCAGCATTTGCTTTTGTTATTTGCTGAGTAAGATAAGATTCAGGGTCTGTTGCTGCAGTTGCTGTTTCTTCCTTAACAAGTCCAGTTGAGTTATCAATTGTATAACTTGATTGTGTAGAAAAGTCTGGATTTGTAGAAGTAAGAATTTGAATAGCGCGGGCTGCTGTAGCAGGTTGACCAGTTGTAGGATCAATGACTGGTTTGCCAGTAGTAGGATCTTCAACCAGGCCAGTTTTAGCCATGTCTTCAGCAGTAGGTACACGGCCTAATACATTTGCTAATACTTTATATGCCAAGTTGTAAGCATTGCTATCGTTAAGTTGATTTGATTTATTCTTGGCTGTAATTTGCTGTACAACAGAAGCAGCAGGATTACGGCTGTCATTAATAAACGCTTGAATCGGATCTAACTTTACGCCATTGGCAAGTTGTGCTTGAGACTCACGAACAAGCATTCCCCAGTATGTTTTAGCATATGCTGGTGGCTTGCCTTGGCTTTCAACAAAGTTTGTAATTGAAAGACGAGTCTGCGTTGGCAGACCAGCCCATGCATCTATTGCATCTGAAGTAGGTACTACTTTACCGTTAAAATAAGCCTGAGCAATAGGTGCTTTTGCAGTTGTTTTCTTGGCTGCAATACCGCCACTAAGATCAAAGTTAAAACCAGCCAAACCACCGCTACCCGCTGCAGGAGTAGTTGTGGTTGTGGTTCCACCAATTTTAGGAGCAGCGGCGCCTGGCTTACCGCCATTTGCCAATGGGGATTTACCAGCAGGCGTTGTAGTATTAGCCATTAGTTTGTTCCCTTACTCAAGTTGTCATTTACAAAATATCTATCAACGATTTGTTGCATTTGCGGATTCCATGATCCAGCAAGTTGCTCATTGATATATTGGTTCCAAGCAGTAGTTAAAGCCGTACGCCCACCTTTAGTTGCAACAAGCGTAGGATTGTTATACGCAGCGACTGCTTTATTGCGTTGTGCAATAAAGAAAGCCATCTGACGATAGAACTGATTGTTGCCAACCTTTGACATAAATGTCTTATTATTAACAATATCTTGCATGGCTTGAGCGTATTTAAAGGCGTTACTTCCGCCACCTGTACCAGTATTTGCTTCATACTCAGTACGCCATGTCGGATCAGATTGACCAAGCAAAGTAACAAATTGATTCCATTGGGCTTGTGCTGCTGGAATATCTGCTACGCGCTTGTAACCAGCCTTTTGAACAGCGGCAAGCAATTCCGCTTTCTTGGTGCTATAAAGATTCCAAGTACGATTAACCTGAAGGTTTTGTTCGTATTGAGCAATAGACATTTTCTGTGTATTGATCTTTGTGCCGCCAGGCAAAGTAGCGCTTGGGCTATACAGATAATTCTGCACTGGCACGCTAGGCGTTGCACCGTTTAGATCTGCAGTAAGCAAATCAACAGTCTTAGGATCAAGACTTGTCAATTGCGCAGTAAGTTCTGGCGCAACCTTATAAACACGATTGTAACCTTCGACGCTTGGATTTATATAAGCAGCGGTAGTGCTACCCTTATAAAGCCAACGATCTGCTGGGAATGATGGGCCAAACATTGTAAGCATTGCTGCTTGCGCTTTGGCGTAATCGCCATTAAACTTCTTTAGCAAAGATGTAGCAATATCTTGGAACAGTTGTCCAGGAGCATTTTGTTGTGGTGATGCACCAAATGGTGAACCAAATGCCCATGCTGCTTTTGACAAATAAAATTGACGAGTCATTGCCAATTCTTGCTTTAACGTTGGCTTTGCACCAAGACCCATCTCGTTAAGGGTCATCAAATAATTGTGAATTGTTTGCTGCGTTTGCAGGAATTGAGCGTTACTTTTTTGACCAGTAAATGCTGTAACAGCATCCTTGATAAATGTAGGTTCGAATCCACCAAGCAACCCACCGCCTGTGCTTACGCTAGCAGGGAAATACGTATCATAATCCATGCCAGGGATTTTGCCAACGGTAGCATTCCAACCCTGACGCACAACTTCAGCATCACCTGGTTTAGAAGTTAAAAGTTTGTCAACGGCAAACGTTGCAAGGAATGATGGACCAGGCGCAGATACCATCCAGCCAAGCGTTTTGCTGCTTAGTTTAATTCCCTTTTCACCAAAAATACTCATATCTTTTGTGCCAGGAACCAAGATGTATGCTGCATCCTCTGGGTTGTTCACAGGATTGCCGTACTTGTCTACGCCAAATGTGGAATACATTCCGTAGTAATTACGCAAGAAGCCTGTAAAGCGAGCAGGATTTTTAACAGCCAAATGACCAAAACGCTGCATGGCGCTGAATGAAGCCGCTGGAAACGAAAGCATTGTTCTAGCAGCGTACACCGCACGGTTTTGACGACGGATAGTGTAGAAAGTCTTTTCATGTTCTTGCAAAGCCTCGCGGGCTGCTGATTGACGCAAAGCATTCATTTGCTCTGTTGTTATATCAACACCTTGCTCTGCAAGCAAGTTTGCCTTTGTTTCCACACGATTCATAAACTCTTGGTTTGACCAAAGCCAACGAAGTGGATTTTCCGCACGCATAAGAAATTCAAGACCAGCGCTAAGCGCTTTATCCAAGCGAGGTGTGCCAAAGGTTAATTTGCCACCAGTTGCAGCCTCTGCATAGTTCGTATCCAAAGGATGGATAGGCGAAAGAATGTTTTGCTTTTCAGCAAGGTTTTTGCGCAAGTCCAAAGATGTTACTGTTCTTTCAGAAGCAAGGCGTTGCGTAGCCTCATCTGGAATATAACGGTTAACATAATCAATACGATCTTGTACCGCTGTACGCAAATCAGATGGTTGCTCTAACCCAAATTGCTTTAGATAGCGCTGGCCAATATTTGATTTAGCCCATTCCATGATTGAATCAGTATTGTCGCCACGAAGCACTTGTTGAACAAGCGGATCATTACGCATTTGGCGATTAATAACATAGGCTAATTCATCATAGTACAATGGCGAGTTAACGTCAACAGTTCCTGTTGGACCTTTACGCATGGCAATATTTTGCTTTGATCCGATGCGAGTATCGTTAAGAAACGATTGTTCCAAAACATCTGCGTTAGAAAAATCGTTTTTTAAAGCATCACCAAGATAATTAGGATCAAACAAACTTGGCACACTTACTTGTTTGCCGCCGACGCTCATGACGCGTGAAGCGTCTGAACTGTAATAGCGTTGCTTGTATTTTTCCGTACGAGCAATAATGGCAGCCTGTTCGGCTTCTGCATCGCCTTTGGCTTTGACTGCTCTGTCAATAAGACCATAAGCCTTTTGAAGCGCAGCGTTACGCTCAGCAATGTCTGGAGAAAGAGTTGTGATATTACCAATTGCTTTTTGCAATTCAATTTCTGCAGTACGAATTTCAGATGAATAACGTACAGAACCTTGATCTTTAAGAAAATCAATGCGACGGCGTAAACCATAAACTGAAGGAATTTTATCAGACATGGCATAATCTTTTGAAGCAATTGAAAGATCTGCTTCAATACGATTAACTACGCTTTCAGCGTTACGAAGATCAGATTTAATACGAGCCAAATTTTCTTCTTTTGTTGCAGGAGAAAGGTTGTCCGTATTAAAAGCATCTTGATATTCAGAATAAGCATTATCACGAATATGCAAGGCTTGGTTTAAATTGTCTACTTTTTGAGAAACAACCTGATTGATATTTTTAATATCTTTCAATGATTTGTTTTTAACAACAGAACTAATCAAACGGTTCTTCATGTTCTTGATGCCGTTGGTAATAGTGCCAGATGAATCTTCAAGATAACCCAAACCATGAGAAATCATGGCTGTGGTTAAAGGTTCAGCAAAACCGTTTTTAGGAATGTAAGCCAAACGACCCAACATTGATGTGTTATAAATCTTGTTCATTGCTTCAAATAGGCTTGTTGTGGCATCTGTAGCGCCAGCACGGGTAACTGCTACAGCACGACCAAGACCTTGACGGGCTGCTTCAGCCTCAATGGTACGCTCTAACTTTCCATAAGGAAGCATAGAACGAGTATCAGCCAATTGGCTTTGAGTTATTGGATCCGTTACAAGACGATCAGCATGATCAAAACCATAACCATCAACAGCAAGTGAGCGGTGTATAGTATTTAGTTCACCAGCCTTTTCGTTAACAAAACTTTCAATTGCTTTGTCATCATACACACCATGAGTGTAAAAAAGGTGCTTACCCATATCAGCATTTAACTTTTGGATAACAGCATCTTTAGCCGTTGGACCTTGAGCATCAATAAATTGAGAAATAGCGTTACGGCGATATTCAGATGCTTTGATTGTTTGAGGAACAATCTTGCCATCAACTTCTTTAAAGTCAGTTGTAATATCATTTGTGCCGTTAGAAAATGATGGAATATCGTCAAAGAAAGAATTTAACTCATCAACGCCATCCCATTGGCGAAGGCCATTGTAAGTAATATAACCGCGTGGCTTAGATGTGCCAACAAAGCGGATAAGTTTGGTTACTGGCTTATTAAGTCCACCACCAAGTACACGTTCAGAAATTCCGCCTAGGCCTTCAAAATCACGAGTCTGCATGGCTTGACCAATATCAGCCAAACGATCTTTAGCAGAAGCAATTACTTTGCCACCAATAACTGGCGAGATAGGTTTAATCGCAGCACTGGCAACTTTTTGTGCTGTATCTGAATTAGGATCAAGAAAAGCGTTAAGAATATCTTGATGCGCTGGAATAGATGCAACAGAAGCATCATGAGCATTAAGAGTATTTTTCAAAGCAGTGCCGTTGGGAACTGATGTAGAACCAGTAACAGCGGCATGGCCTTTGAGAAGATTGTTTGTATCGCCAATAACCCAAGCGTCATCAGGATTAATTTCCATTAAAGCATTCATTGCTGGGGTATAACCTTTATCAGCAAGAAGAATATTCTTAACAACAACTGGGTTATTTGTAGACTTGATCAGTGCAGGCAAATATTCGTTGTTGCTGCCAAGATTGCGCAGTTGAGTAACAATGTCATTTGAATCAGTTGAATTAGCAAGGCGTTGTACTACTGCACCAAATGGTGATTTAGCACCTTGTACATTGTTTGTGGCGATTGCTTGCAAATGAGCATCTGCTTCAGCATTAAGTTTATCAAGATCAGCAACACCATTAATATCAGTGCTAAGACCAGCGGCTTTTGTAGCAACAGACGCCACTTTGCCAACTGCGCCAGAAACTGCACCAAAGGTTACGTTGCTTTCTACAAAATCGCCAAGACCTGTAAACGCAGAACCTAATGGGTTATTGACATAATTCTTCTTGATGTCCTGGTCATTCCAAAGGTTGACACCCTTGACATCAACTTTGCCTTCTTTAAGAACAGTATCTGAAAATTGACCCAACGGCGTATCTTGCCAAATAGGCGTCTGCGTAAGAGCCTGAAAAGGCGATACTTTGGCAGAACGATCATAAGTATCTTTGAGCGTTTTTGCAACGCTTGCGCCTGCTTCAACATCTGGGTTGTTTTTATTAAGCAACAATTCAGCAGTTGAGATTGGACGGTTAACATATTGCGACGCTAAGTTGCCGATAGGTGCGGCAGCACGAAGAAGTAAATCGCTACCAGCGGCAGGAGCAGTACCTGGTGTAGTAACGCCACCTGGTGTAAGAGCAGTAACATCTGCTTGAGCAGCCTGATTAAGATTCTGAATACTTGGTTGTGCAGAAGGCGGATTTAATGCTCCAGCGCCAATAGCGCCTTGAACGTTACCAACTACAGTTGATGTAGTAGATGTACCGATTTGAGCAATATCTTTGCCTACGCCTTTAACAACGCCAAGAAAGTCATCCCATAAGCCCATTTACTTTACCTGGACTTTCTGATCAGCATGAGACATGTAATCTGTCTGCGGACCTTGGACGGCTGGTTTATTCGTAATCATATTAATAAAGGCATCACGATCTGATGGGCTATCCCACGAGATTGATGCTAGTGGCAATATCACGCCAGCGTTGTCATAACCTAATGCACTGGCAAACTTGTCAATATTGTCAAACAAAGTTCCTTCAGTCCATTGCGTCATTGGATAGGCGCCGCCTGAGCATTGAGGACGGGTGCTGCCTGACGGGCAAGATAATTAACGAATTGACGATAAGAATCAGGCGCACCAGGAATACTTGTCGCTGCAAGTAGGTCAGGCATATACCGTTGAACCAATGTAGCATTCTCGGCAATGCGAGGATCTACTGATGGTTTTTGCGGAGCAGGTGTAGTAACAGGTTCATTAGGACGTTGTGATGGGCCAGTCAAGGAAGGCAATGCCATTCCACCTGCCCCCATTGCACCAGCAGGGCCAGCGGGAGTAGCGGCTTTAGCGGCGGCTCCTGCGATTGCTGATGGTGTCATAGCCTGAACTGGTGTTGCTTTTGCCATTGGTGCAGATGCTTCAGTATTTTCAAAATCCTGATTCTGCCCATAAGCCATACCTGTCATTCTTTTTACTGCTTGCTTTGATGCTGGTCCGCCATCGGTTCTGGTAGATAATTTACCTGGGAGTGAAGGTGTTGTTGCTGGCTTTTGTGGGGCTGGCATTATCACTCACTTTCTTTTAATGTCTCAATGGTGCGGGCTGCATACTCGTGAAATGACTTTTTCTCATCCACGAAACTTGCTTGTGTATCTAACATGTGAGTTAGAATTTGAAAAAAATTAGATGCTACATCGCATAAGTCAGATGCAGTTGATGCGAACAGGGCAAATACATCCCACTTGCTTAGGCTTGTAGGCGGCTTGCCCTGCTCGTCGTTATTCAATTATGAACGAGGCTTTCCTGCTTCAGTTCCTGTACCTTTTGTACCTGAAGGCTGTACGGTGAACTTGATGTCTGACATGCCCGTTGACTTGACAGATGGTGCTTTTTGGATGCTTGTCTTCTGTGTGACTGCATCAGATGATCCATGTCCACCCTGATTTTTAGGTGAAGGAACCTTTGTTGTAAGCGATGATTTAAGTGTTGCCATTGTATTCTCCTATAGGGGATTGATTGGAAGCAGTGATATCAGACTGCTGTCCTTCTGGTTATGCCCGCTGATAGTTCAGGTGCGCCAGAAGATGAAAGTCCTGCAAGTAATGTCTGCAGGTCAGGACGTCCGCCAGGTGCCATACCTTGCTGTCCAGGTGCTACGCCAGGTGTTAGCCCTTGCTGATTAATGCCAGAGGCACCACTAGGCTCCCCAGAAGGCGCCTGTCCTGGGGCTGCAGCCTCGCCAGCGGCACTACCTGCTTCTGGGGAATTCTGTGCAGGTTGTGGTGCTGGAGCAAATGCCGCAGCAATCACTTCTTCAATAGGGTCGCCTTGTTGACGTCCTTGAATAATCTTAGACATCTTTATAAGTACATTTGTAGGATCTTGACCTTGCGATATAAGTGCTGGTAGCGCTTGAGCATATCCAGCAACCGCTTGAATCAAAGCATCACGTAATTCTTCTACTTCTACTTTTTCTTCTTCTTGGGTAACGTTCATATCCCAAGGCATCTGACGACGCAAAAAGTCGCGTGAGATTAACTTATCTCCGCGTGCTTGCAATCCAAATACCAAAGCACGGTTTGGATCAAGTCCAGCCATCATGCCGTAAGATACATCTACCCAGTAATCACCTTGAATGTCTTTGGTAGGTGTGTAGTTAATTTCATAAGGTGCGCCGTTGATAACACCGCGTACTTCTTTTTCAACATCGCCAAAGTACTTCTCATCCATCATAAAGCAAAGTTTCATAACGGTGCGGAATGTTTCAGCAAATACTGCTTGCGCTGTCTTTACCTGAGTGTCAAATCCACCCATAAGCGCTTCGACGCCACGACCAGTAACAATAGAACCACTGGCTTCACCAAGACGGCCTTGAGGATAACGTGCGCCTACGCGCAGTTCCTGATCAAGTTGTGCAGTCTCTTGAAAGATTCCGTTAGGAATATCTAGGCCAACACGACGAATCTTTTCTGGGCTAGCAGAACGGATAGTCGCATCTGGACCAATCTCAATAACGTTAACATCTGAAGGCAAAGCAAACGGAGCCTGCACAGACTTCTGTGCTGCTTCCAATTGAAATGTTGC